CGTTAGGAGCAGCTAAGAAGTAGTTTGCCGTTTTAGAAGCGTATGGATTGATTGAGTCTCCATAAGCTGTAGCAAGAGTCCATGTAACCGCTGCTGAACCATTAAAAGTTGATCCGCTTAAACCAGTTCCGGCAGTATGAGAGTTTGCTACTGATCCAGCTTGACCTGTTGTATTTTGATTAAGCGTTGGAAAAGTGCAATTTGTTAATGTCCCACTTGAAGGAGTGCCAAGAGCTCCGTTGAATGTAACTGGAGCACCTGCAGAGCCAATAGCGATAGCCAAGGCTGACGCAACGCCAGTACCTAGACCGCTAATTGCAGTGCTAATGGGAACGCCAGTAAAATTTGTTCCGGTCAATGTTGGAGTGCTGCTCCAAGAAACTGCCCCAGTTGACCCTGCGCTTACAGGAACCTGACCAGCAGTACCGTATCCAGTGGTTCCGCTTAATGCTGGAGTAGTTCCTAAATTAGTGGAAAACCCTAAAGCTCCTGAAACGTTAATAACGTGAGCAGATTGACCTGAAGATCCCCAAGCAAAATATGATTTAAAACCATTGCCCGAGCCAAAGGTTATATCTCCATCATGACCCGAAAAATAAATTCCGTTATTTATGGAGAAAAAATCCGAAGGAGTTGATGCACTATATACGGAAGAATTCATGCCGAATTCACCGTAATAGGTAGAGTCGGTTCCTAAGTCATTGCTTAAAACGTAATTAGCTGAAGCTCCAGCAGTTCCGCTTTTGTTTTGCAAAAGAGACTGAAGATAACTTCCTGAAACACTTGCACCAACAGCAAAACCAGTGTTTGACGCATTAAAACTAAGATTTGGAGTCGTACTAGTTGTTGAAGTTGTCAACAATACTGGGACAGATACGGTCCCAGTTGAATCTTGAAATACTGCTTTATTAGCCGGATAATCGACCCAAACGTCCTGCGTACCACTGGAGAAGTTCACCAATGATCCAGCGTTGGACGAGGACAGCACTGTAGTACGGGCAAGCGTAGTGCCACCCGAGCCAACAGTGCCGTAACCCACTTCCCAGTTTGCCCCATTCTGATCGGCAATAACATAATAAGTCGTGTTATTTGCCCCAACTCCTGCGGAGAAGGTTTGATAGCCAAGAGCAGCACCTGCGAGGGTTGCTGTACCCGTACCGGGAGAAATTGTGGTTTCTCGTACCCGGTTAACTAATAAAAATGTCATGATTAGACGGCAGCGATTTCAGTTTCTTTGAAATAACGCTTTTGGTCTTCACCATCTGCGTCTTTGTAAGCTACCAAAAATACGATTTCGCCAGTGTTTTCGTCAAAAGCAAACTTTTCAACAGTACCAGTAATAGGTGCTGTAATGATTTGAGATACTTCTTGACCTTGTGTAAATTTAGGCATGATTTATTCCTTAGAGGCTTAGTGAGTAAGTAACTTGAACAACGTTACCGCTATTGACAGGTTGATTACCGCCAGTGAATGCGCCAGCAGACAATAAAGTACCTGCAGTGCTCATCAATGTAGTAACTGCGCCAGTGCCGTAAGTGATAAACGCACCGACCAAAGTACCTGCGCCAGTCATTGTGAAGCTAGTTGGAGAGCTAGTAGAGATTGCGCCAGCAGCAGCAGTGCCGAATGCAGGAGCAATACGAGCTGCAAATGTTGGGGCATTAGTTGAACCAGCTTCGTTCCAGCCTGTATGTGAAGCCATTGTGTCGCCAGCAGCAACTGCTGTATAGCCAACAGAGCTAATCAATCCCATGTAAGGACCAACTACTGTATAGGCAGAACCAGTCAAAGCTGTTTGTAGCATCAAGTTTTTACCAAGGGTACAAACTACGTTTTCAATTGTGTCTTCCCACAAGAGAGTACCACCTTCGTATTCAAAGCATTTAAAAGTGTAAACACCTTCTGCTTGGGCAGATTCGCCCATGCCAGCGATTGAGGCAATGCTCATATTCGCTGACTCTACTGCGTTTAATTGATCTTTCATTTTGGTTCCTTATTCGTCTAAATCAAAGTTGATGACTGGTTTGCAAATACAACGGCAATTTGGTAAATCACCGGGTAATCCCCGCACTTCTTCCCCGTACATTACCCCAATTACGGGTGGTTTGTCGAATGAATATTCATTACCCGACATTCTAATATGATTCACTCGTGGCTCCTTACCACCGCCTGAGTGTATCCATATAAACTTCTTTACTCCAAGCGTTTTAAGTCTTGAGGTATTGATCGATTGATACGCCTTGCGAGTCTGATCCAGCGCAACATTTCTCGCATGACGAATATTGCCATTGTATTTTTTGGTCAGGAACGGGACTAAATCCTCCATTCCCTTTCCAGTTGTAATGCTTCGCATGACTTGCCCTTGGACTTCGGCAAGATACTTTTGCGGAATTATTTTGATAAGGTTTGCAGCTTCTTGAGTGCTGGCTTTAATTACATCGTTGATCTGAGCATTCCTGAAGGAAGTATCGATCTTAAAATCCTCGCTGGCATCCTTTAAGGACATTCCTAGCGTTACGGCTGAATTCCGAATAGTGCGCTCTATCATGCGCTCCGTAGAGCTCTTAGCGATAGCATTAAAGCGTTTTGACCACTTCTCAAGCAGCCAACTCAAAAGGATTCGGGCTTGACTGGAGATTGAAGCATCCTCAGCAAACCCGAACTTGTTTTCTTTAAATAGTTTTTTTAACTGTCTTTCAACGTCACGAGACATCAAGCCGATCAGATCTACTGTTGGCTTGGCGTAGTCGGCAGCAATACTTGCATTAGGTCTTAATGCTCCACCGACTATCCCATTTACAGGCTTCTTACTTGCCTTCGGCATCTTTGTCTGCCTTTTCCCAACTAGCTAGGTACTCAGGAGTCATAAGCTTTGCCACTTTTGCGTCTTGCTCTTTTTCAAGATCATTGCCATATTCAGCCATGTCTCGACCATTAAGCTCTTTGAGCCACTTGGCACGAGCTTCTTCAAAACTCATTTTTTTAGGCATTTTCTTCTCCTTTCTTTCTAAGGAATAGCTCCCAATATGCCGGGTGCATTCGGCTTTTGCCAGTCTCGTAATTACTCCAACGTGCTTGAGTAGTATAGATCATACTGGCTGATTTGGATTGGGATAAATGCCCTCGTGCCTCAATAATTTCCTGAGCAGTGGGGACGTATCCCATCCCCCCTCTGTTTCGTTTGTTGGTCATCATGCGTAAGCTGTCCAGTTGGCTTGCTCGTAAATCGGAACCCCAGCCACTACTGCAACAGGATTGATCCTGTAAGCATTGGCATAGCTTGCGAAACGGAAAAACACGCTTTCACCGCTTGCTTGGATACGAACCCTTCTAGCCTCGCCCCTGAAATTGTTAGGAGCTGGAACGCACACGCCTTGGTCAGGCAATCCGTTACCTTCGCTCAAGCAGCCGATCTCACGAACTTCCATCATTTGACCACTAACCGCTACAACTTGAAAGTAGTCAATATTTGTTTGATCGTAACCCCACATCGCTTGGAAAATGTCACCGACATTTACAACGGCATTACGGTTAGCTGCAACACGCTCAGCTCTACGCTGGGCAACACGATCACGCTGGGCAACAATTCCGGCAATGTATTCAGCAATGTAAGCATTCATACGCTCAGCATTGTTGAAACGGTAGGCAAAGTCAGCACGATTTCTGCGACCACTGAAGCCCCTTGCGACATTGCGCTCAGGATCTCCAAAAACCTCAATACCCAAAGCCTCGTCTTGAGCCAACAAAACATAACCTTCAGGGACAAATCTGCAACGTTCTTGAACTCTCATTTTGATTTCCTTTCGTGATTAATCAAAGACAACACCTTCAGTATATACCTATTTAGCATTGCGTCAAGTGTTTTTTGATCTTTTTTTGAGGTGTATTACAAATACAACACCCTAAAAATATTTCTCAAACCTCTTGACAGTATGCTTAATTAGTATGATACTAAGACTGTAGTAAAAATCAGTTACCACGAAAGGAACGAATCATGGAAGCACTAGCCCGTTATGGATACTTGGAAATCCGAGGAATCCTAGAATTACAAGTGATCTATGCCGTAGCAATGGCTAAAGGTCATGTCCGTAGAGCTGCAGCAGCGCAGCAAGCAATGCAAGAACTTCAAGCTTAATCCCACGAAAGGAATCAAAATGGCTAAATACAAATTGAACACTGCCCGGGACGTGGATGTCGATGGGGAATATTCAGATTACCCAAGCTACATCCTGAACCTGCCTTATGGCTTTCGGTTCTCGGATGATCTAGTCCACGTCAAAGGTTTTGACAGCATGGCAGACTTACGCAAAGCCGTAAAGCTTGAGGTCATCGAATGCAACTGCTCCGAGTGCCTTGCCAACAAATAAAAATAATTGTGGTGTTTATGCAAATATCGCTTGACACCATGCTTAATTAGTATATTATTAAGTTGTAGTCTTCAGTTACCCACGAAAGGAAACGAAAATGAGAAACGCAAATAGAGCCCTTGACCGCCAAGTCAATCAGATCTTCAATCGCATTGGCAACGGTATCCAGTTTGACATCATGGACCTCCGTTACATTGACGCTGCAGCCCGTAACGTCTTAGTCGCTGGTGGCAATGCAGAGGAAGCCGAGGCAGCAATGGCAATCGCAATCGAGCAGTACCGAGTCAATTAATTCCACGAAAGGAAAAATCATGAGATACCAAATTGTTGCATTAGATCAAAACGGCTGGGGTGGCTTTGACATCGAAGTCGCAAACGTAGGGGACTGCATTGAAGCAATGGCAGTTCGTGGTTACGAGTTCAATCGTTTTGAAGACCGGGGCTACTTACGCAGTGAGTTGATCGGTCAGCCAGTTTTCGCTGGATTAGTCGGTCCAATGTATAACGGAGAAGGCTGCATCCGTTACGAAAACCAAGCAGCTTATGACGCAATGAGCAACTAACGAAAGGATCTCAAAATGGCAATGTCATACCAAGAACTTAAAGTCTTCGCCAATTACGTTTATAGCTTCTACGGCAAAAACGGGGTTTACGATCTCGGGGTCACAATGGACGAAATTAAAATGGCAATCCGTTTTCTTCAATCAAAAGCCGGGGCTGCTTATCGCTGTGGCTCCCCGGTCATTGGAGACTCACTTGATCGTGAGCACGTCCGAATGATCCTTGAGGAGCGCAGGATTAACCTAGCAGCATCTTGAGCTTTTTATCGCCATCCTTGATCCTGCCTTCAGCGACAATTTTCTTAGCGAATGAGATCATTCTCTCCCGCATAGCAGCTCTGTCAGTGTAGTCAGGAACTTGGTCGATCTTGCCTTCGGTTAGGTAAGGAGGATCGCCAGTGTTGTTGTTGACGATAGTAATATTTACTCGCTTATTGCCCTTGTAATGATCGGCAATCTTCTTGATGTTTGCAGAAGCTTTGATATGAGCGTCAAGCTGGGTATCCAATCGGACTGTCCGGCTGCGCTTCAAATTAAGCAATACGGCAAGGTCAAGAGACGCATTGGTGTAAACGATGTCTACGTTACCCTTGGTAATGCTCAAGGTTTGATCGATTTTGTCAGCAGCGGACTTGAAGTTGCCCAATACAGAATCAAAGGTCAACGCATCTTCTTTAAGACCGAGCAGGTCACGAGCCATCTTTTCAGATTCGGACTTGCCTGATCCGCTACCGCCAGCCGTAAACATTGTGGCTTCGGTATCGTTGTTTTTAGCTTTTTGCTCGAGAGCATCTTTCCAAATTACTTTAGACAGATAAGAGCTTGGCTCATGTACGGCTGCAGCTAATGATGGATCTTTAGCAAAGCTTGGATCTAGCTTTTTAACAAGGTCAGGATCTACAACGTGACCGAATGTATCCTTGTACGCAGCAATTAGCTTAGGCGTATCTTTTAGGATTTGTTCGTAAAAGCCGTCTTCAATACTTCGCTCATGCTCATTGAGTCCGGGTGAATGCTCGAATCCATGTTGGTCGACATATCCACCGTTAGGAAGCTCTTTGACTTTTTGGAATCCTTTTGCTTGCGCTTGGACTGATCCTGTCTTTTCCTCCAAAGGAAGCTCTTTTTGAGCAGACTCAGAGGACTTTTCAGCAGATCCATGAGATTCACCTTTTACTTCTTTTTTTTTACTCTCTTTAGACTCAGGAGCTGCACTAGCCCCGCCTGAGCCAAATTGTCCGTTTTTTGCACGAGGATGATCTTCTTCTTTGAATTCAGCATCATCTTGAGAAACGCAATTAGGAACTTGTTTGCCGTCTTTGTCCTTCATTCCAAATTGCTCGTAACCTTCCCAGCAGGGATCTTTGTCTTGAGTTACTTGAAATGTCTTGCCCAAAGGACCTTCGCCATCTTCAGGATCGGCAAAGTCTCCGTCAGTTGTCTTGTATGAGACTTCTTCATTCTTTGGCAATGGAGTCCAAATACCGTCTTGCACTTTCTCGAAATCTTCCTCCGCTAATTCTTCACCTTCAGGGTCTTGATCTTCAAGAATGCCAATTTCGTTGTAGCCGGACTGCTTGTCAGTTGCTACACGTTGACGCTCATCTTCGCTGCTAATAGCACCGGAACCGATAAGAGTCTGTCCAGTTTGAGCCTTGAGCAGATTGGTTTGAGCCAATTCTTCGGCAGTAGGTGTATCGAGTGGGAGCCAGTTCAAAGTAGTTTCGAGATCGAACTTCTTCTTGAGCTGTGGCTCAACGTATGCTTTGATAACCAGTTGATGATGACGCTCAGCGAATGGGGTCAGATCGTTTGACTGGATCGATTCGAGCAGCTCGTGATAGCTTGCTTCTTCGTATTCGCCAGTGGCATTAAAGCCTTTTGGAGAAGTGCCGAGCAGCTTAGTCGCTGGCACACCTGCAATCGCAGCCACGAGTTGATACTGAGTCATGATGAGGGCATCAAAGTCGGCTAGGGAGGTATCGAATTGCTGGAATTCGTCACCTTCTTTATCGCCAAGCTTTACACCGTAGTTATCACGATAGGCAGCCCATTGCTGCAATCTTCCGATTGCTGCGTTGGTGTCGCTCATAACGGCTTCCATGTCGGTTAGCCAAACGGTTGTACGCTTGGACATTGCCAACTGTGGAGCTTCATTAGAGGTGCGCTCTGCAGCGTATACACGCTCCATCAACTGTTGAGTCAGTGGCACACCGCCATAAATGTATTGAGGCTTGAGCACGTCTACAGGCTCAGCATGACGGAAAATAATTAAATGGCTACGATGAACCTTTTTGCCGTTGATGATCCACCAAGTCGGCTCATAAAAATGCAGGGTGTCAGGCTGTGAAGCTGAAGCACCGTCCAGCATTGGAGCTGTCCAGTACGGGTCAACTTGTACGATTCCTTTATAGGAACCAGCAGTCACGCCATCAATGTTGAAAGGCTTCTCGTAATAGTCTTTATCAGTCGAAATGACTTTAAACATTGCCACACGAATACCAAAGATGCGACCCTTGCGGATGAACTCACGCATATTGAAGTTCAGCTTGAAGGCTTTGTCGTAAGCTTTGATGATCTTAACGGCTTCAGGGTCCAGTTCGTCACCGTCAACGGTAACTACGTTGTAGCCCTTACGAATGGCATCATCGGCTGGCATTGAGCAAGCTTTATTAATCAGCCAGTTTTGAGCCAAGATACCGCAGAGCTGCGCTCCGATAAATCCTTGGGAAGCGTACCAGCCTACTACGACATCGGAAACGCTATTGCTGCCAGCAGCAAACATTTTGAAATTAGCAACGCCATTGCTGGAATCATCCATTGCGTATTCGCCATAGAGCGAAGGCTGCTGCTTTAAAAGTGCTGAAAAGGTGTCAGCGACTTTGAATCTTTTAGCATCGGGATCGAGCATATCGAACGCATGAGTGCTGAATAGGCTTTTACGAGCCTTGGGCTTGATCGGTTCTTGTTGAACCTCTGTCTTTCCTTTTAGCCACTTAAACATAAAATCCTATCCAAAGAAACTCTTGCGAGGAATCATTATTTCAGAAAACGCTCTTGATAGCGAGTCCACTTGGTCATCATGTGAGCCATTAGGGAATATTCGCATTTCGTTTATCAAGGGTGCATTCCAATCGCCTCGAAGCATTAATACGTTACCAATATTAACTTGAGCAGCAAACGGCTCTGCTCTCGTGATTTTGTCGCCCGATTCGGGTGAGCTTTTGACAGTATATCCTGACAATGCTCGAGTTAGGTATAAGACTTGCGTTTTACCAGCCTGTCCCGGATCTTGCGGAATACTTACTTTGACCGACCTTCCATCAAGCGCAGCCGTATTAACCATTGCTGCGTCACGCTGATCGGGACCCACACGCAGTCGAACCATATCCGAAATAATAAACCTGCCATCTGATAATCTGCCAAGCTTTCCTCCTGCCGTATAGTCACCGTCCGTAGTGCTGGCTAAGTCCCAGCCCCTACACCATTTAATTTCTCCAGCAGGTATTGCGTCCACGATCTGTATTTGATCGGGTTTAAACAAGTCTCCGTCTAGTGGAGCAGGTCTTTGTTGATAAAGAGCTGCCCACGTCCTCGGATTACTTTCAAATTGAGCCCAGTGTTTCTCATCGAACCATTCGGTCCAAAGGTATTCACCAATCTGTCTGCCAAGAGGATCGCCCTCGTTTTCGCATTTAGCGGGTAAACAGACCACTTCCCAGTAATTGCCGTCCTTGCATAAGATCTTGCCGGATTCACCTTTCCAGCCATCGGGAAGGATTCGACCTGCTAGGTCATCTTCATGCCAACGGGTTTGAATGAGGACAATCCAGCCTCCCGGTATCAAACGGGTCTTTAGATCATCCTCGAAAGCGTCATAGGTTTTATTACGGATTGTGTCCGAATTAGCTTGCTCACGCCCCTTGATAGGGTCATCAATGATGATTCCATGAGCTCGATTACCAGTAACGCCCCCGAGAATACCGCAAGCCATGTATTCGCTACCGTTGTCCAGTGCGAATTCCTGCGCTGCCGAAGACTCGACAGTAAGCCCAGTTCCGAAAATTCCTCGGTATCTAGGCTGCTTAATGATTGATCGGGTGCGCCTACCAAGCTTTCTAGCTAGATCGTCACCATAGCTGGCAAGGATGACTTTGCGATTAGGAGCAGCCCCAAGGTACTTGCTGGGGAATACTACTGAGGCATAAGTCGACTTTGCCGAGCCCGGGGGCATGAATACCATCATGCGCCCATGTTTTGTATTTGCTACCTCGTCTAGCTTCTTGAGAAGCAGCCGATGATGATGAGCCATCGTGGTTTCGATAGGCTCAAAGAATTCTGTATCAGGATCGTCCGTCATAGGTCGACCTGGAACTTCTATGGCGTTTGCATACTGAAGGATGTCTGATCGGGCTTTACGCCTAATCAGCAGCTCCTTAGCTGCCTCGGCTTGCGATTGCAAAGAGTTCCTCGTCAGTCATTTCCCGTAGATCTGAATTCTGCGGGTTTGTAATCTTTTGCATTTGATCCTTGTTTGCGCTGAGCAATCCAAGGGGAACTTTGCTGGCTTCGTTTGCCATGTCCTGTAATGCGCTTACCGTCTTGAGTGCAATCATTCCCTCGCCCGTCAAGAGATTTTCCTCATTGACCGTATTGAGCTGCTGGTTTGCCATTCCCGAAAGGATATTGGCATTGACTGCACCGTACTTAGCTGCACTGGCTAGGTTGGTACTGATCGCTCTTAGCTCATCCATTAGGCTAATTGTTGCGATTTGTTGCGTAATTGGAAGCTGCTTAAAAGCTGCCTCAGCATTAAGTAATTGATTTGCAACGATTTTTACATTCCGCACACTGGGAGTAATCTTGCGAGTTATCTGAGCCCGGTCAATCCCGTACTCTTTAGCAAGCACTGCAGCCTTCTCGCCCGCAAGCATTCGTTTTTCAATGTCGTGCCATTGAGCTTCGGTAAGCTTTGAAGTTCGTGCCATTAGCTGACTACTCCTCTCAGCGTATCCAAAATATACGATTTTCTATTCAAAATGTATCTTCCTTTTTTGTCTCCCTATTCGGGATACACCTAGTTTAATACAATGTTTACGAGGGTGGTTAGGCAGACATTAGAGGATGCGAGAAGTAGATAGTTTTTCTGCCTTCTGATCTACGATTCAAAATCGCCAAATCTACACCCTCACCCTAATCCGTTTCCACGTCCTCGTTTTTGTAAAGTTTTTGGTCGGTTTTGTAAAGTTTTGACTGGAGCATTGTCAAGTTTTTGGCTTGCTTCCATGCTTTTTGAGCCACTGAGTCTGCCTTCTTGTAGAAGTTAGACCGATTGATTCCCACTTCGCTTGCAAGGACCTTAATCGGGATCTTGCGTCCATTCCTGTATCCAGCCGATATGTAGACCGCATAAAAAGCAATCTGCTCCACTGGATCAAAGCTTTCAATCACAATGGTAAAGGCTGGGAAATACTTGTTAAGCGGGTAATCTACTTCATGAGTTGCCGATCCTTCGTTAAGCACCTTAGCAAATCCGGGTGGTAAGCGGGGACCGCCATACCTATGCGCTTTGGCGTAATGCCAAAAATTGACGCATATTTCCTCAAATTCAGGATCGGTAAACCGTCTGCTCATCAAGTTCCTTTTTAGGTGCAGGTTACGTTTATCCTGCGTCAGAAAAAGGAATTAACTGACCGATTTCCACCAATGTTAATCGATCAGTCAGGGTCATGCAATTTTTCCAAGGGTGAGTTCCAACAAATACTCCTCGGTGACGTATGCCTTCTCGAAGGCTTTGCGTCCAAGTCCATGAATACCGGAATTGCCTCGATGATGTTCGGGGCAGAGGGCAATGACCGGAGCATTACTGCGCTTCCCGGCTCTACGGATGTGATGAATTTCAGCAGGTGTTCCTTCTCCGTATCCGAGGTAAATACAAAGGATGCACCCGAGACTCGCAAGTTTTCCAAAATGTTCTTTCTCGGCTTTAGTTGCCATACTTGTACCCGTAAGCCAACTGGCAAAATTGCTTTTCAAGACTATTGCTTGATTGCCAAAAAATATCGACAGGGCAATTATCCCGGTAATCCATAAATGCTTTGACAGCACAAAGCAATATGACCATGCAGATAATTAGTTTAGCAAGATTGAGAATATCTTTCATATCAATGCTTCCTCAAACTGTGACAGATCAAACTTTGGTTTTGGTTTGCGAACGCATTTAAAAGTCCAGCCAGGACGCAAAGCGCAAACTGCAAGAGCTTCCTCTTGTCTGCCAACAATTCGCATGACTTCGTTGTCTTCGTTTTTGATAACGTACATTGCATATCCTTTCGTGAATATATTCTTATCATACACCTATATTTTTATCTGCAGCCCATGCTTGGATGTATTCGATCAGCTCGATCATTTCGTTGATCGTCAGCTCTGAAGTCCTACGGAAAACGATGTCGACCCCATGACCGTCTAAGGCTGGCAGCATTTCGATTGGCTCTCCACGAGCTCGAAGCCATGCAGCCGTCAACAATCGCTTCCAAGTCTCTACGTCTCGCTTGGCTCCAGCCCATTCAAGTGCTTTGGCAATATCGGTAATCAACGCATGAAGTTTGGCATTCTGAGCAAGGCTGCGGGTAATTGGTTTGATCTCTATTGCGTAGCCTTCCGGGGCTTCTGCTACGGCAATTTTTGCGTTGGACCTAGCAACGTCATGAGCCAGTATGAAATATTTTCTCAAAAAGGACTCCCCCCAAAAACTTCACCTTCTAGGAATCTAAGGTATTTGTTTTGGTGTTCTAGGTGTTTCAGTAGCTCATCATACTTGCCCCGCCAAAAATCAGCATCATTTATTTCCAACTCCCCCACTCGCCCCGATTGCCCAGTCTCCACTGGACGATAAAGTCTTCCTCGACTTGTAGCTTTAGCTTTTGCCTTAGTGGTGAATTTATCCATAACCTGTATTCCTCTAAACCCCATTCGTGTCTGTATCTGAGAAGCTGCCGAACTAAGCAGCGATATTTGTGCGCTTGTTCGCTAATCGGCATTGATCCGGTCCGGGTGGTACTGGTAGGACCAAACTTGTTTCCTAGCCCGGATTGTCGTATTCGGAACGATTTCCCGAGTAACATATCGCTGCCTACGCAAGTGGCACAAAGCCATAGCGATTGCAGCCGATGTTAGGTTGGTTTTTTCTCGAATAGCCGATAAGGTCAAAGGCTTTTTTTCTTTGACAAAGACTGCTCGAACCTTTACCAGTGCGTTTGAACTTTGCTTTTCCATTTACTTTCCCATCATTGCAACTGATTTTTGTTTGAATGAGGAGGTGAATTCCCTCAATTTTTCCAGTGCTTCCTCTTTTGCCTTGGCTGCTGCAGCAATCTCGGCTTGAGTCGGCTGCTTGGTAATTAAGGTATTTGGCTTGCTTGGAATGCGAGGACCGTCATTGCATAGATTTTTGAACGCCAATGCCGAAGGAGGGAACTTAGGGTCCATGTGCAGCAGGGCATAGTCAATCTTTGGCTTGTAGGTTGCATGAACTCCCAGCAGCTCCAGCCACGTTTGACGGACCAATCCATGATCTACCCCATCCCAATGACGCATAAACGCAGCTCCGTAAATAGCCCCCATGCGCCCAAAAATGTAATCCAAGCCGTCTTCAGGTTGGCAAAAGTCACTTTCCAAGTAGTCGGACATTGTTGTCTCCTCCAATTAAACCTCGGGTTAACCCTGACATTACTTCCTGATTTCGAGTGCCAGCCGTCTTTGACTGGTTCTTATCCTTCAGCCAATCAGCTTTAAAGCCCCTCCAGCCGTTCTGACAGCAGAGTTCTAAAACTTCCTGAAGGCTGATACCAGCTTTTGCTGCTTCTCGTTGTAGCCCCTTTAAAGCCGTTTCTGTGACGGGTGCTTTTAAACCTTTCCTTAACTTTACAAAATCTTGAAAAACAGTTTCGCTAACTCCGTCAGGAGTCTTGGTTTTAGTATTTGTATTTTCTTGGTTATTGGTTCTTGGTTCTTGGTTCTTGGTTAGGATCTGAAACGTATCTGAAACCTGATCTGATTTCAGTTCTGATTCCTTATCTGATTTCAGATCTGATTTCAGATCTGATTTCAGATCTGATTTGGATTCCCAACGGATGTGATTCGCTTTTCGTGCGGAATTCGCTTTAGACCGATACTTCGCAATTTCCTTATCGGCTCTCTCATTATGCCAGCCGTCTTCCTGTTTTACGAAGAATTCCTCAAGCAAAGCCTCCACAATGTCAACGGTAGATTTGACCTTCCTAGCGACCAATAAAACGCTTGTGAAGGGCTCCTCGCCTTGGTAATACAAATCCATCATCCTTCGATAGGCAAGGTCTTCAGCATCGCTTAAATGACTTGTATGCGATATGTAATCGCCTATGTGAAACGGGTAGAAGTTCATGGGGCTCCTTTCGTGGATGCAATTTCTAAGCTTCCTATCATACTCTAAATTTAAAACGGTAATACATTTATTTTTACGGTACAGCGTCCACCTTTGACAATCGGACCCTCGTAAACGTGCAGCACCTTGATCTGCGAGTCATCATCCATAAGCCCGGCTTGGACTAAAGCGTCCTCCAGTGCCTTGATCCGGTTTGAAATGTCAGCCTTTCGCTTGTCTCGAAAATTGATCGTGACCGTCATTTCCAGTTTTGCGTCTCCAAAACGGATAGGCTGCAAGTTCACCTCATGAGCTACTGCCGTCTTAAACTCTCTAGCTCCTAGGGTGAGGAAACGCCTATGCCCTGAAAAACCCCAGTAGGAGTTGATTGTTGGTGGTAAAGGCAACACTAGAAAAATATTTTTTGGGAAAGTTGGCATAGGTGTGGATTATCATATATGATAGGAACTGTAGCAACAAATTTATCTCACGAAAGGATAAGACAATGGTAAACAATAATCGGTATTACGAGCCCGAAGACAATGATGACTCTGATCGCATTGATGATCGAGTGTCCGAGCTTATGAAAGATGAGTACGATCCCAAGAAGTATTCCAACTTTGCTGAAGGTATTAGCGAAGCGAATGACAAGGATCGGGAAGCAGTTGAGTTGATCTTGCAACAGCCTGAGATCGACTATGAGGCTCTAGGTCGTAAGTTGTTTTGTATGGCTTACGATTACATGGAGGGCTATGCCAATAGCCACGCTGAGGCAAATCTTGCTTCAGGTTATTTAGATTAATCCACGAAAGGGAAATCATGAAAGTTTATCAAGCAATCAACAAGGTTCAAGCCGAACTAGCCAAGATCGGCATTACCAAAAGTCGCACCAATCAACAAGGGGCTACTTACAAGTTCCGGGGCATTGACGATATTTTCAACACCATTAGCCCGTTGTTGGCTGAGCATGGTCTTTGCATATTGCCTCGGGTACTGACTCGTGAATGCGTAGAGCGTCAGACTAAAGCTGGCGGGGCAATCTTTTACGTTACTGTTGAGGTCGAGTTTGACTTTGTTTGTGCCGAGGACGGCAGCAAACATACCGTCAAGACGTTTGGTGAAGCAATGGATACATCCGACAAGGCTACCAATAAAGCCATGTCTGCAGCGTACAAATACGCAGCTCTCCAAGCATTCGCCATCCCTACTGAGGGTGACAATGATGCAGATGCTCACACCAATGAAATTGCTTCACTTAATCGATCTGCAGTCCAAGTTCCAGCTACTATCAAAAAGTCTCCATTGACTGAAAACCAAGTTGCTGACTTCTTGGCAACGATTGACGCAGCAGCAGACGAGACCGAACTGACGGCAGCCTACAAAGCAGCCTATCGAGTAGCTCAAGGTCAAGGAGACCAAGAAGCTATCAAAAAGTTCACCACGACAAAAGACGCTAAAAAAGCAGAATTGGGGATTGCATAATGACAAACCTTACTCTTTACAACATTGCCGACCAATACCTTGCAGACTTGCAAAAGCTGCAGGAAATGGAAATCGATGAGCAAACCTTTGCCGATACGCTGGAGGGTCTCTCCGGGGACCTTGAAGTCAAAGCGACTAACGTTGCTATGTTTGTTCGTAATCTTGAGGCTTCTGCGGAAGCTATCAAGAATGCTGAAAAAGCAATGGCAGAGCGTAGAAAAGCTCTTGAAGCTAAAGCGGATCGCATTCGTCAGTATTTACTAGACAACATGAACCGCACTGGCATTACAAAAATTGATTGTCCTTACTTTGTTTTGAGTGTTCGCAAGAATCCTCCAGCAGTTGAAGTGCTCAATCAAGACATGATCCCCGATGAGTATTTCGACATTCCTGAGCCACCTGCTCCGACCTTGAATAAGAATCGCCTCAAGGAAGATCTGAAGGCTGGGGTGATTGTTGAAGGTGCTAAGCTGACTGCTGGACAGTCTTTGTCAATCAAATAAGGAGCTGATATGAAGCTTGAAAGCGTTTATCTCAGCAGGAACCCGGAAGGGTTTCTATCAGGCAGCGTAACCTTTGCCGGGGACGCTCTTGAAATCAGAGTCAAGCTGGACAAAGAAAAGACCGAGGAGATCATGGGGATAGTCTCTGCGGAACTTATGAAAATATCCCAACAACTTATCCAATCTTCGGAAGGAAATTAAATGGCTTCAGTAAACAAAGTAATCCTGATCGGCAATGTAGGTCGTGACCCTGAAACTCGCTATATGCCAAGCGGAGACGCAGTGACCAACTTGTCGCTGGCTACCACTGACAAATACAAAGACAAGCAATCAGGAGAGCAAAAAGAAGCTACGGAATGGCATAGGATCGCATTCTTTGGAAAGCTGGCTGAGATCGCTGGGCAGTACCTTAAAAAGGGTTCCCAATGCTATATCGAGGGAAAGCTTCGCACTCGTAAATTTACCGATGCTAACGGCATTGAAAAGTATTCGACTGAAATCGTGGCTGAGTCCATGAAGATGCTCGGAGGAAAGCCAAGTGAAAGTGGCTCAAGTGGTCAGCCTCAGTCTCAAGGGGCTAGTAGTGGTCTAGGTGATATGGATGATGACATCCCATTTTAAAAAGGAAAATTGTATGAAAAAAGCACTTGCCGTAGTATTGTTGACAGTATCGTTTGCAGCAGCAGCTTCATGCCCTGTATACGCTCCGTATCGTTGTGTACCCGGTGGCGGTGGCAAAATGATTTGCGGTTGCGGAGTTTAGTTTCACTGGGACAAAAGCGGATGCTGACTTGAAATGGTCTGAAATGACGCAAGCAGACGCAGCGAGTAGTCCCGCCTTATAATGGCACTACCTTAGCTTTGCAGCGAAGGTGGTTGCCAAACCCTTATGGGGGTGTCATTCAGGGCTGGTATCCCTAAAATCTACTGCTCAGCGCAATGCTGGATCCTTTCGTGGTTTGACACCCCCACCCTTTTGCTCAAAAACAACACCAAAAAAATATTTTCAAAAAGTGGTTAAAACCCCTTGACGATATGCTTAATAGGTATATTATTAAGGTGTAGGTTGTGAATAACGAAAGGAAATCAAAATGGAAAGAGTTCTCGAAAGACAAGTGATTGGTTCAGTGACAATAGGTCGCAGTGGCACAAAAAACCATAGAGCTTCAATGATGTATTACTCAGACGGCACAAAAAATTTAATGATCCATTGCAGTTGTCGTGGTACAGCAAACGGACACGCTAGAGCAACAGCAAGATTTTCTTTGATTCAAGGCAACTGCAAAAATTAATCCCAGCCCCTTCGGGGGCTACACGAAAGGAATTGAAATGTTAGATATTTATGAAGGTTTATCAGCAGAGGAAGCAGCAGAGCTGGATCGTTTAGATGATGAGGCTAACGAGCAAATGGCTGAAGCTGAAGCTCGTTGGGTTGATGGTGGTTGCGCTTATTTATCTTATTAAGTAAAAGCCCTTCGGGGTTTTTACAACAAACCTAAAAATAAATGTTGACCCTGTAATACTCCTATGTAATACTGCTTATGTAGTTTGATTTTTTCACGAAAGGAAATCGAAATGAACCAAGACTTTGACCTCCAATGTTACGGCTGCAACAGTGCCGAATTTATCGCCCAAATCCAAGGCTGCATTACTTACCAGTTAAGCGGAGCCAATATGGTTGTCGCTGGTTTGATGAGTGATGCCCAAGAGGAAATGGAAATGGGTGCAGTAGAACGTGCTCGGCAGACCCTGAATCGTGCCAAATTGATTCTTGGTGAAATTATGGATGGTAACTTAGTAGCAAACGTAGCAAGATAATTTTTGAACCCACGAAAGGAACCAAAATGAATATCGTAGAAATCTACCTCCAGCCTGAACGTTACAACGCAAGAATTCGTGCCACTGTGCCGGGGGCTTGGATGGCTGTCCGTAGTGACGGCAATGAGTATCCAGTTGGATCTGAATATCAATTCAGCAGCGCAGATCAAGCATTAGAGTATGTCAACAATTTAGAAGCAATGAGGGGGAATTGAAATGAGAGGCTATCGAGACCAACGTTTGTATCAGGGTGACTTGTTGGACAAAAAAATTCCAGCATGGGTTGAGTACCTAGGGGCTGCTATTTTGGGTGCGATTCTTGGAGCCATGTTCGCTTATGGAATATAAGAAGTTCAATCAGGAGCTGCATGACCTATGCGACCCGCCAGCACGAGCTGCTGTGACTGAATGGGTTTCAATGAAGTGGGGTCTGAAGTGCATAGAAAATCCCGATAAATATGCAGTTGATTTGATCGTATATAGAAAAGATCAGATTTGTGGATACATTGAGGTGGAGACAAGAGACTGGGGGACGCTTCATTGCCCTTACGAAAGCATTCATATAGCCCAACGCAAAGAAAAGCTTTTTAGCAATCCCGGCACGTTGATGTTTGTCACGACTCGGGACTTTAAAAATGCTTATTGGTGTACGGCAGACGATGTAATCAGCAGCCCTTTAATTGAAGTTCCGAACCGAGCAGTCAAGCGAAATGAGTATTTTTATGACGTGCCGATTGAGTTGTTCAAGTACGTTGACCTAACCGAAATATTTTAGGAATTGACATGAGGATTTTATTTTTTGTTTTGCCAGTGCTTCTGACGGGTTGCATTACCTACCCTTCGGTTGTCTGCAAAGACGGAGTAATGTATACCAAACAGGGATTGACCTCTGTATATACAAAAACCGTCATGAGCTGCATTGAAGTAAAAGATTATTTTCAAACCGAAAAAGGAGAAGCAAAATGAACGAGCATATTTGGACACCCGCAGGAACCGATGTCACTATTCGCTGGCGCATGAATGGCTGGGTCCCGCCTTCAGAGCAACAGGCTTATCGGGATAAATGGTCTTACTATCAAAATTTGCCTTTGCGTAAGTTGGATGATGCAGCCAAAGAGCAATACGAAGCCGTACTTAGAAAAGCAAAAGTAGCAAGGATTAAATAATGAGAAAAGATATTTCCCAAGGAATAATCCTTGCCAAAGACCTGTTAAAAGACGCTGAGAAGCTTAATTCCAATCCGGCTATGTATGGATATGACAATCTCTACAACAAGCTCATAGAGCTCGATTTGTGCGTTCAGCAGCTATTAGCAGATATGGAGACAAAATGAAGGATTCTGATTGGGGTGGGATTTTTTGGTTGGGCTTGGTTATCTTGGGGGGGATTGGGTGGATCTGCAACATTATTGAGATCGCTCATGCCGATTTAGTGACCGGGCTTGTGATACTTCGTGTTGTTGGCATATTCATGTTCCCACTGGGAGCCGTATTGGGGTGGATATGAATTGGGCTGAGAAGGTCGCATTGACCACTATGGTAATTGCGTCAGTCGTTTTAATTGCTGCAATACGACTGGCAATTAGACTGGGTGGATGGGCATGAAGATAATTAAATCTGAATTTTGGTACATCCTACAAAAAGAAATTGCGGCAAGGAAAAGAAAATGAGTGAAATCCTATTTCTTTTTTTTCTTCTTAGCGGGATACTAGCTTGGGCTTTTATTCTTTATATTGCACTAAAAATTTGGTTTGAAAAATGACTACTTTTACTACTGAGGACAGAATTCAGGCTCAGGCTATGGATTCCATTGAGGAAACCCCTATTCCGTTTTATGGCTGGCTGCGACATGAGCCAGTAGTAATTGTGGAAAGTGGTGCTAGTGTTATGCCTTTAGTAGAGGAGCCAAGGTGATCTATTTTCTGTATCCGTTTATGGCTTTAATCAATTTTTTGACTACGATTGCTGCCTACGTTCTTGCGCCAGTGCTGCCTTTGCTTGCAGAGTAACGAGACGGATGGCTGGACAATGGTTCGATTTGGGGTCGTGGTCCACGCCTTCCAACTTGGTTAAATTGGTTTATGACCCCGGACAATAGCCTTGATGGGGATTCGACCTTCCAATCAATTAATGGTAGAAGCTATTGGAGCAAGGTAAAATGGCTATGGAGAAATCCGGCATATAGCTGCGGATTGCGTTATTTGAATAACCCCTATTTTGCTTCGTTTAAAGGGAATAACCTGATAAAGGACAACGACAATGCGATTTCAGGTTGGGTACTCGTTAACGCTAATGGACTATTTCAATTTGTCGCTATTGTTCCTATTGGTTTCAGTCGCTGCATTATGGTTAATCTCGGTTGGAATATTAGGGCTTTGGTCGATGATAATGTCATGCCTAAGCCTCTTGCGTACCAAGCTACGTTCGCTTTTACACCGTTCCGATTAAGCGGGTTTCGTTAACGCTTAGATCTGCCAACGATTTTTTTTCGCATTTCACTTTCAAACTCGTAGTCTTCTCGACACCAATTATCACAAAATGCCCGATCCTGAAGGGGGGCATTGCAGGATAAACAGTATCCAGTTGTCTTATGGTGCTTTGGATACCGAAGCTTTTTTTCTTCAAGCCTGTCGTAGATAGCGTCCATATCGAGACCGGGAAAATGTTTTGTCATGCTGATTCAGATAAAAACAAAGCTCTTTCAGCTTCACGCCTTCTTGTAAGTCCAGCCATTACATGACCTGCAGCTTTATTCCATACCAAAAATTGATCTGCTGCGCCTTGCTTATCGCCAGCATTTAGCTTCTTTAAAAGAGTGGAGCTTTTCAAATTTCCTACCCCTAGATTAAACGCAAACGAGCATAGGGCATCGAATTCGCCCTGAGTCATATCTACGCTTACCATTTGATTTACGGAGCTTGCAGCATGGGCTACGTCACTTACAAGGTACTCATCGGCTTGCTCTTGAGTAATGGTCATTCCCAGCTTAATACCGCCAGTATGTCCTACTCCAATAGTAATCGGCTCGGCTCCAGTGCCGGGATCAGGATAAGCCTCAAGCTTGCATCCTTCAAATTCTTTGATTAAGTCATAGCACTTTTTACTCGGAGTCATTGTTAGATCCTATTTTTATTCCAGTAATTAATCCAATGAACCCGCCAATAATGGTTTGAAATGCGGGTCCGACTATTTCAAAAAGTTTATTGTTGTCAACTTCAGGATTGAAAAATCCAAACATAAAAACCGTAACCATTGATAAAACAGTCAGGCATAAAGTAAATGACGCAATTAAAGTGACAACGGCAGCAAGTTTATCTTTAGGCATTTCACTTCATTAATGAGTCGTATTGTTCGTAACAGGCTTGGAGGGCTGATCTGAGCTTGTCTGCTCGGGCAGCTTCCCCGATAAGAAAGCTTCCATCCTCGGCATAAAGGGTTGCCCCAGTTCCACACGTTGAAGCGTTGGTGGCTTCAGATTTGGGTCTGCTGGGACGGTTCCGCAGCTCGACAAGAGCATTAGCAAGCCGAGTATTAATAGAGTTGATTTGGTCATTTTTATCCTTTTCGATTTTATCGGCTGCTGCTTGATGTTGGTCTTTAAGTCTTTGGGTCTCTAGCACTTGATCTGCTTTGTATCGATCAAAGCGAGACGCTTCAAAGCTATAGCCAAGATACCAAGAAAATGCCAACGCAGCCACTGCTGCAGCTAGTTTGACGTAAGTAAGGATTGGCAACGGAAACATTATCGGATTGGCTTGTCAGTTAAATAACGAAGGATTTGGACTGCAAGCCCGATTCCCATAAGCCACCACCCATAATTTTTAGGGTCGATAACGTTTTGAAGTACGGAGAAGTTATCGTAAATAAAGCCTAAGCACATAACCGCTAGACCAAACCACATAGTCCTTGATTTGTGCATAGGTTTCATTTTTTCTTGGCTACGGTCTTTTTTGCTGCTGGCTTTTTGGCTGCAGGTTTTGCAACAGTTTTGGCTGTAGGCTTTGCAGCATACTTTTTAACCGCTACTTTTTTAGCTGCTGGCTTACGCTTGACGGGGGTTTCAGCAGAATCTGCAACTGCTACAGGTGCTACTGATCTAGGTCTGAGTAGTGCTGCGATCTGCTTAAACATTATTTATCCACCTTCGTATCAAGTTTGTCGAGTATTTTGTCCAGCTTTTGAAATATTTGGTTGGTAACGCTTTGAAAATCTTCACGCTTAACGTAGTGATCTGAGACCTTTACCTCAAGGCTATTGATCTGTCTTGCTAAAGTGGATTGGTCTCCAATAATCTTATCTTGGTTTTTAGATAGCTCTTTTGACCACCAGCCAATAACTCCCGAGGCTGCTGTGGCTAAAATTGCTATGGCTGCGACTATTGCTGACCAATCCATGCTTCTTACTCCGCAGCAGGTGTTTCGGCTTCTGCTTCAGCAGCTTTAGCCTTTGTTTTTACTGGGGCTTCAGCTTCTTCTACAACAGGAACTTCTGCAGGAATACTGGCTTCAATTTCGTCAATCAATTTACGGATCTCTTGACGAACTTCTGAAGACGCATTAATGAGGAATTGCTTGATTGAAAACATGATTTTTCCTTATGTTAGGCAGCCGGGGCTGGATCTACTGGAGCCGGATCTGCGGGAACTTCTGCAGGAGCAGCAGCAGCTTGAGCAGCAAGGGCTTGTTCTTGAATTTGAGGGATAGCTTGAATTTTGATCTTATTGACCAATTCTTCAATTAGCTCCATTGGCAGCTTACGCAAGCCAGCAACAACAGCTTCTACTTCTTGAACTTCTAGGGTCAAATTAATGCTCATGGTTTTTCCTTTTTAAACAACGGGTTTAGTTGGGGCTACAGGGAGCATGGCAACAAAAGCGTCAGCAGTTGATGGCAAGTTTCCTGCTTTAATAGTATAAGCCTCCATCCAATAACTGTCACGCCATTCAATCAATGCTTCTGCGTCAGCTTTAAATTGTGGATTTGTTGAATTTATATAAGAAACAGCAGAAACTAAAGAATCATATCCCCAAGATTTTGCTACAGAATCAAGATTAGTTTGAGCAGCATTTTCATAAAGAGCGATTGTTTGAGCTTTGTTTGCAATGTTATATGCAGAAGAATCAAACTTAATTTCTCCTTTTACAACTGACAAAAATGGATACTGTGCAAAAGTATAAATAGATGGAATTTCAATAGCATCTACTGGAATAAGCGATTTTTGATCATCGTCAAAACCATAAATTTGATTGTCAGGTGTTATATAGTGATTCATAATTTTCCTTAATAAATTTCAGTCCACTGAGTAATATATCCGTTACTCGAAACAGAATAGGTGGTTCCAGTTGGAATAATTGCACAAACATAAGCTCCATAAGGAGGTGCGCTAACACTATTCATATATGCAATTTGAGATCCATTTACATTAATACTTGTTGCTCCACCACCTCCAGCATTGGTACTAATTTCAAGAAAAATAGGATAACCATAACTATTTGTATAGGTCGTACCTACAGTTTTTGAACTTGTAAAGTCATGATAAGAAGTGCCATTCCAGCCTAAACCAGTTGGAACAGTAATGTATCCCGATGGATTGCTTGAATTATAAGGGGTAAAAGTCAACGCATTGGTAACGTCTAAGCCTGTTAACGTTACTGCTCCGCTTCTTGTATTAAATGTAGTTACTGCAGAAGACAAATATCCCGCTGGATTGCTTGAGTTATAAGGAGTATAACCAAGAGCAGAAGTGACATCAGTTGCATTTAAGCTAACGGTTCCTACACGTCCATTAAAACTTGCCACTTTTGCTGAGTCTGCAAAATAAACACCACTTGAACCGTCTGTATAAACAAAAGTGTTTTGTCCTTGAGTAAGAGTAACTCCAAGACCTCCCGAAATTGCCATTGTTAAAGTATATGAACCATTTGTTTGATTAACAACAATCCATTCTCTAGCTAATTGAGGAACATAAATTGTGCTATTTGCCGTTAATGTTCCTGTCAAAAACAAAATTGGGTAAGCAGTTTGTAATGAAGTAAGCGTTGTTGTAGTGCTTGAAATGGTTATTGGTTGTTGACCGGGGAAAAATGCTAAAGGTGTCCATCCAGTACCACCGGTATCAGGATTGCTAGCATTATTTTCAATAAAGTTTAGCCACAATCCACCCAAACTAGAAGATAAAACTATTGCCCCTTTTGGATAACCTCCAATAGTTGAAGAAAAATAGGAATCGTAAGGGAAAAATCCACCCGCTTGTTGCCACTGAGTAATGGATGTTATTTCATACAGAATGCCGTTAAAGTCTGCTCCAAAAGGAGGGACTCCACCCGAACTAATAGCTTGAAATGTAAGGGGTGGGAATCCATCCGTTAAAGAAGCTTTACCGTTTGTAATACCAATTTGAGAAGCTGTCGGAATGGTATTTTTATAAGTTGAGCTGGCAGAATTTGCAAACGGAACGGGAATCTTTGTTGGGATATTGGTACTTTGCATATTTGATCCTATTAATAAGTGACGGTTACGGCAACACCTGCAGGTCTAGGAAAAACTCCTGAATTTTGAACAATAGCAAGCTGCAAGGCATTTGGTACAAAATTGAAATGATAGGTAAATCCTTGATTAAGTGTATCAATAACATACGCTACACCATAAGGACTTCCTGAAATAGATTGCCCAAAGAATTTTTGAAGCAACTGATTAATTTGAGGAACCGATAGATTGCCGATATTGACCGCAGCTTTAATCAAAATCAACTGTCTATAAACGTCATCCGACAAATAATAGGTTGTTGTAGAGGCAACTGAAGTATAAAAAGGAGCCTGACCAAAAGGTTGTGGACCTGTGGTTGCATATCCTGAAAGATAGGCTTCCTCAAAACCTAAATAATTAGGAGAGCCGGGGATTTGAAGATAACGAGAAACGTTAACAATCGCACCCCAAATATCTAAACCAGTGCCAACGGCAGTATAGACATCCCAAATATTTACATAAAAATTAGCAATATCAGTAGCAGGATCAACTGCGCTATTGTAAGAATTAAGCAGACCGTCAATCGTTGGCGAATCACAATATTGACTTAAAAGAGTTTGATCCCAATTTTGCATGATTAAACCAATACCACCGCAATATTAGAAGCTGAAAGGGTTGGCAACTGATCTATGCCGAATGCAATCGATAAGGTACTTGGGCTTGCAGAAGTACCCAAATAAACTTCAATCACATTCACCGCAGAGCTAATAGCATTGATGTTTGCATAATAGCGACCTGAGTAGGTTGTCGAGTTGATAGTGACCGCAGTTCCTCCGTCTTGACCGTTAAATGATGCCAAAACAGCATTTTGAACAAGCGAGACAATATTTGAAGGCAACAATGGGTTATTTTGAATGTTGACCGTAAAGTATGCTGCCGTTGACGTTGGAGTCAAATAAGTGACTGTATAAGGAATTGGGGTTGCATAAGTGGTGTCATAAATGGTAACGGTTGTATTACCGTTGTATCCGCAGCCCGGTGGTTTTTTATTCCAAATAGCAGTGGCAATCGCTGAAGACGTACCGCCAGCCACGCTGACGCAAATAGAATGCGCTGCCAATGGATAGCTAGTGCTGCCATAGTTTACGGTTGCATTCGTTGAATTATCTACAACAACGGCTTGCAATACGTTAGGAACGGCTAAAACGGCTGCTTGAATAGATTGAATAGAGTTAACGGCATTTACTGCCACACTTGCTTGTCTACGCAATTCAAAGGCTGCCCTAGACTCTACGTTGTTTCCAAGTGCGCCAGCAGCAGGATTGGATACAGTATTCCAGCCAGCAACGGCTGTATATATCTTATTAAGAGATCCAATAGGACAAGCAATCGGTCCAGTAGTTTGATTTTGAAATTGAACGGTTACGCTGCCACTGGAAGGAATTGTGGCTGCTGCAGTAGAGGCATAAAGGTATCCGCTAGAGTCTTGAGCAATAGAGCCTAAAGGAATAACCGTACCAACTGCGCCTACGCAAGTGGCATTTACTACGGTTCCCGAAGCTTGAATTCGGCTCATAAAATAAATATAACCAATAGCATCTTGCCAAATACCTGAAGCAAACGCTGGGTTTACTTGGTTAGCAATATAAGCAATTTGATTGTTTTTATCGCCAATAATGGCAGTTTCGGTTTGAGCTAATTGACCCTGCGGAGTCGTAAGACCGGGGTTTACGCCTCCTCCAAAAGCTGCATTAATGTCTGCCTGAACTCCAGCAAGAATTGCTGATTCTGCTGGCAGGACAGGTGCGCCATTGGTCCATGTAATTGACGGTACGTTAGTGCTCATTTTTATTGAATCCTTGCGAATTGTTTATGGTATTTATTTCTTGCCTCTATTGCCACCAATTCAGCCAATTCTAGGTCAAAAAATCTTCCAAAATGTTTTCTTTTGCCGTTAACGCCCAAATCAACTCTCCATTTTTTTGTTGATTTTTCCCAAGATATACCTTTTGTTTTGGAAACATTATTAATGTTTATTTTTCGATTATGTTGATTTTGACTATCAGTAGCTTCTCTTAAATTTTCTATAAGATTGTTTGACGGGTTTCCATCAACATGATCTATTAATTTAGGCAAATATCCATAGTGCATTAAAAAAATAATCCTGTGAGCCCTATAAAGCTTTCCACCCAAAATAACTCTAATGTACCCATTAGTTGTCATGGTTCCTGCAATGTCGCCAATTTTGACTCTTTCAGCAGTTTTTTTAGCCCAATGCAAATTTCCATTTTTATAAAAAAAATTTTCTTGAGCTTGGCTTAAAAGTTTTAAATCATTCATTTTAGCCACCAAAAGCCACGTTATTTGTGACTCCATCCGTATCTATAATTTGAATTTGTCCAGCCAAAGAACGATTTTGGAAGGACGTAAAGGTTGCTTGCGCTGCAGCCACGTCAGGCACTGTTAAAGCTGCATCCTGAAGTTGCTCAGCAACGTACTGCAAAGGAGGAAATTCCCCAAGAATTTGTTGCCAATAGGGTATTCCCTGAGTAGTGTCGTACCAGCATTCTCCTAAAAATGTACGAGTCGCTGAAGCAACGTCTTGCGCTATTGCGTAAGGTGCGCCAGCTAATGCAATATTTCCATTGACATCGAGAACCAAGTCCCAAGCAGTTTGATCTAGCAGTAAGGTATTGTGAATTATCGTCATACTGTTCTCGCAAACTTACCATGAAATTTGTTTCTAGCCTCTAAAATAACCAATTCTGCCAATTCTATATCTTTAAACAATCCAAAGTAAGTAGACTTTCCTGAGACACGAAGCTGAACTTGCCATGATTTTCTTTGTTTATGCCAGCTAACACCTTTAATACCTGAAGTATTTGATGATGGAATTTTGACATTGCACATATTTTGAGAAGTCGTGGCTGCTCTTAAATTTTCAATTCTATTATTTAGCTTATTACCATCAATATGATCTACATTTTTTGGAAAAAACCCATTAAACATCATAAAAATAAGTCTATGAATTTGATAGGTTTTGCCAAAAACTTGAACCTTTTTATAGATTCCTTTTGAAGATCCAGCCATATCGCCAATATTTGTACGAACTGAAGGCTTTATTTTCCAATAAAGCTCTCCTTCACGATATTCAAAGGTATTTTTTAATAGATCCTGATTCACACTGGAGTTCCTGTTTGACCGCCACCTGTTTGTACGCCACCATGTTTATGAGTATGCAAACTTGTACCCGCAGCCGTAACGTCACCCGTTACAGTCATTGAGCCACCGAATGTAGCATTTCCTGAATACGATCCACTGCCTTGTTGTACCGCACCATTTAAGACAATATTTGGAGCGTTTATTGTGCAAGCAGACGAAGCGTCAATTTCCACATTAGGTGCGTTTATTGTAACCTTGGTGGGAGAAAGTATGGTAATTCCTGAGCTATTAAATTGTATGTATTGACTAGGTGCTTGTCCAATAATGGTCATCAAATAAACCATATCAGACATATCATTTTTACGATTAGATCCGGGAGCAGCAACTGCTCCAGTAGCTTTTACCGTTGAAATGTCTCTATCGCAAACCGTACCTATGCCAATGTCACCGACAACTGGATCAAGAATTACGCCATTCGATCCACCTTGAATTCGCATATATGGGACATTGTGAATAATTCCATGCGCCCAAGCTTGACCATTACCGTCAACTGCGCTGACTAAGGGCTGAACGTCAACATGACCAATAGCCGAAACTCCACCGTTATTTGTAACGGCAACAACTTTTACTGGAATTGCAGTTCTAAGACCCGATAAAGCAGACCGGACAATAAAGTCCATCCGTCCTACGTCCGAAGCATTATCTGCGGGAACGTGGTTAGTCTGAATAGGTTGATTAGTTGACTGGGACATTGATCGCAGGGCTTAATTTAGAGGTTGTAAACCAAGGACCGTCAGGGGTCAACGTACTTAATTCATGGGTCGCATATTGAACTGGGAATTGTCCGTTTGCTTTTGGTAAGCCTGAAGTCAGGTTGATTGACCTACCAATAGCAATAATTGGATTGAATTCAGATCTAACAGTAAATCCAGCTTCCCAATAATAAGGATAGCCAATTAATCCGGTTTCAGGACTTAATTCGACCACAATATCGTCTCTTGTACCGCCATTGGGGAAAATAGTGACAGAGTTGTTTTCAATAATCAAAGGCAAAGACGCAGCTCTTGCAACGGTTTGAATTTGATCTATCAATGATCCTGATAAGTATTGATTTTGAATAACAGCATGAGCACCTTTAGGATTGTTAAAAGTCCAATCCGAGCCCAATAAATTAGTTAATGAAGCAATAATATCTTCAGCGTTTTGCGCCCCTTGATAGGTATTTGGAGCTGACGGAGCTGCTTTGTTGTAATAGCCAGCCACTGCAGCGCATACAAAACTTACCTCGGGAAGATTTGATAGATCAATAAAGCTGGAAATCAAAGTTCCTGAAAATACCTGATTTAAAGTACCGCCTTGGTTTCCAGCAGAAACGGTTACGGCTTGATTTTGAACTGCCACCATGTTTGAACCAGTGCTTGAATACTGGTTCATTTGATCTAAGGTCATTCCATAGACCTGCAGTTGAAGCTGTCCAAAAGCGTTATTGCCACCCGGATTAGTAATGACGGCAGAGCAACGCAAACCCTCAAGAACCAAAGGCTCAGAATCTGCGCTTGAAAATGTCAAATTAATCTGACGGACTGCAAAAGTCATGATTGATAAACCAATAAATAACGAGATCCTAAGCCAGTATAGTAAGGATCAGTGGTTCCTTGGGTGTCAAAAAATGCTAATTGACCATTAAATCCATAATATTTTTCACGAACCAATCCTACCAAATTTAAGCAAAGTACCGAATTTACGCAAGGATTGTTATTGACAGTCATGTCAAAATAAAGTCCATTGCTTTTTTGAGATAGGCTAATAGCACAACTTTGACCATTTAACTGAATGGTAAATTTTTGAACAGCAACGGCAATAATTGGAATTGTCTGAATTGTCATTTTATTCCTATGCCTGATACTGAAGAAGCGTTAAATGATCCAAAACTTCCTTTAGGGGTATTTGGAGAAAGCTGACCAAGGCTAGTGCTACTTGCTCCCGAAGGGGAGGCAGTAGGAACCACTGGTTGCTGAGCAATTCTGATCTCTTGAAACCATAATTGAGCAATGATTAAAGTTGCCCCTTGTCTTGCTTCCCTGCGATAGTCAACATGAATAAGGTTGCAACTTTTATAAGTACCGTTCGGAGTAACCACGCTGCAAAGAGTCAAAGAGCTTAAAAGCTTTTCAATCGCTGCCAAAAACGCTTCCTTGCTCATTTTTCCATTACCGCTACACGATACTGTCACCCGACAATCAAAAGGCATAGCCACTTTGTTATAGCTTTGAAAACTACCTTCCTCAAGCGGATAAATAGGAATTTTGTATTCTTCTCGATATTCAAAATCGACAAAAGAATCGGGGGTTAAAAGAGCTGATCCGTTTTCGTCAACAATTCCCCAAGTTGTCCCAAATAAATTGAGAGGAAGAATCTCTCCGACAATAGTTAAGGCTGCAGCCACAAATTGAGAATTGTTGCTACGAGCTAAAGCGGGTACTCCGGGTAAAGCTGGGACATTAGGGTAAGGAATATTTGGCATTATCTATTTCCCTGTACGCCTAGATTAATCAAAGAATTATTTTGCAACGCACCACGCAAGCCATTAGCAACGCCATTGGCATCGGTAGCTTGAGTTTGTACGTTGATTGTGTTGATATTGGTTTGCACATTGCTTCCTGTATTTCCACCAGCACCAACTGGGGCAGTCGCTTTTGCCCCGACCATACCTTCGTGAGCAGACATTGCTTGCTGCACTGCAGAAAGCTCGCCCATGCTCAAAGGTTTATTTGGGTCAATGCCTGTTTTTTTGGCAACGTCAGCAATGTAAGCATTCGTATTGGCAGCTCCATTTTCTCCAGCAGGAGACCATTTGCTAACAATCTTAGAAATGGTATTGCTGCCACCTTTTGCATACCCCATGAGCAATGAAGCCATTGCGTCTTGACCTGTTTTTAGATCAGGAAAAATAGCAAAACGCCCATCGCTACCAGTTGCGCCAAGTTTACGAGCAAAATCACCATACTCAATATTGCCGGGATTGTTGTTTCGCATATTGCGAGGAACGCCACCAGCACCGCCACCTTTTCCTGAAGCTTTATCCTGAGCTGCATGAATACGGACTATTTCCTCGTCTTCACCCTTGTTTAAGCCTTCGCTATGGAATAACAATGCAGCAGCTCCAAAGAGCTTAGAAAACGCTGCTGTAAGCCCTTCACCAACAGAAATGCCAACAATCTTTAATGAAGATAATGCGCCTTGCAAAGTTAAAGCTGCGCCACCGATCAAAGTCAACTGAGAAAGGAAACCGTCAAGCTTTTTATCAGCATTGACAAACCCTTCAAAGAAAGCAGTACCACCTTGAAGAACTGCACTTAAAGCAGGAGCAAGCTCATCCATGAGGGCATTTTTAGCCTTGGAAAATGCTTGACTGGTTTCTGCCCATTGCTTTTGAAGCTTTTGAGCATTTTTGGTATTTTCTTCGGTTACGCCTGAAAGCCTGTATTGCTCGTCATAAAGCTTGCGAACCGCCTCAGATCCTTGAGAAAGGACCATATATGTCTCTTTGTTGATGCCGAGCTGCTGAGCAAGGGTAAGCGTAAGCTGCTCACCATTTTCTGCTTTAAAGCGTTTTAAAGCATCTGCCAGCTTGTAAATATCAACAGTACCCTTATTGATGTCGACAGAAGCCAATGCTCCCAATCGTGCCAATGGGGTAAGAATTGCAGCATCACCAAGTTTGATCCCGGCAATACCTTGTTGCATTGCCTGAATGGAAGATTGGAATGTTTCAGCGTCACCGCCTACTGTTTTAAGTACCCCGCCCCAAGCATCGAGCTCTCGGGCAGACATTTGGAATAATTGTGCATTGCGACCAATAGCAGCATTCGTATTGGTCATTTGCTGAGCAAAGTTCGTAAAACCTTTTATACCGACAAAAGCAACGCCAAGGGAGACTAAGGCATTACGAGCCTTTTCAAAGCCGTCACCTACGTTTTTTGCGCCTTGCTGGGTATTTTTAGAAGTCTTTTGGGCTTGCTCGTCAAACTTGCGAAGCTCGTCTACGGACTTTTTTTGCGATGCGTCAAACTTGGATGTATCTAATCCAAGTTCAATTAATAAACTGTCTATGACCGTTGCCATTATTTTTGACTCACTATATAAGCATTATGCCGATCAACAGCATGAATCTCAAGGAGTATCCACATATCCTCAACACCATAGACAGTATCAAGTTCATGGAGGGTAGCCAGTCTTGACGAGACTACTGTTGCTATCGTTTGCGGGGTGGCTTGATACTCAACGAGCCGATTGTTGCTTGTGCTTGCGCTTCTGACTCCGAAGTCGACTTGTCTGCGTCTAAAAAAAAATCCATATGCAGATCCCAAATTGCTTTACGCAACATGAGTCGAGTCTTGACTTCCTCTATGTCATCTTCAATCAAAGGACGTTTGACATTAGGAGACGGGACTATCTGAACACACCCCATCATTTCGTCCAAAAGAGGCTTTGCAGCCTCGAATGGAATCTTGAGAAGGTTCATATAGCCCACCGCCATAAGACCCGCCATTCCCTGAGCAGCTAGGTTATCCGGGATCTCAATACCAGCATTGCCGATAGCGAGAATTACCCTGAAAGCCCAGCTCTCAGCTTGTGAGGCAGACATTTCAGTGATAAGGAATTGCTTGCCCTTATCACGTCCTGCGTCCGCTACGAATGTCGACTCTTTTCGTGCCATGTTTTATATCGCTGCCATGTTAAATTTGACCGCCAATAATGCGCTGCCAAGTAATCTCATAAACGAGTGGTTGCAATGTCTTTTTAACTGCAGGGAACGGAGTCGCTGAAGTTAAATAGCCGTTTTGCAAAGTATATACCATACTTGTTGAAGGCAGGGTAATGGATCCACTTGCTGAAAATACATCGACAGCAGCATCTTGAGCGTTGCGCCATGCGTCAAATAAGAAAACGCTTGGGCTATCTGCTTGAAGGTGAATGGTCATCTTGTAAGGTACAAATACCTTACCTGCGCTCAATTTACCATCTACGCCCATCAAGATTTCTGACTGTTGAACGGCTTCACCTTCAAAAGCATCATCCACTGCATAGCCTTGGATTACTTGAGGAACTGGGAAGTAGTTATTGATCGCTAATGAAAGGACCGAATTTGCTGAGGTTATTGTTGACATAATTTATCCTTATTGAATTGCAATAGAAGCCATAACGATTTGCTGAACTGCCTCACCATCTTGGTAATACAAGGTGATTGGAGGAGACTGACGAGCAGCACGAGTCTGAGCAGTAGCTGGAAGAATCTGCAAGTAGAAGCCTTGAGAAGCAATAGTAGGAGCAGCGTTAAAGCCTAAAGCATACTGAATTTCAGCAGCTTGAGCAGCAGAAACGTTGATACCAGCACGAATTGCGCCAAAGTTTAAACCAGCATTGATTGGATCAAGAGCAGCAGAGTAGATCAAACCGTTACCTTGTGAGTTGTAAGGAACTGCGCCAACAGAAGTCAACAAGTTAACCATAGCCAACTGCAAGTTTGCATTGAGCCAAATTTGATTCAAATAGGTATCAGCCCATAACCACTTGCCTGA